GCTGAAGCCATTCCAACGTGAGCTAAAGGGAATATGTTTTTCTTAAGTAAATCTACCTCAAATAAGTCTCCAAAGGTTACCTGATTAATTAGAGCGTTGTTCTGTAGCTCTTCTTTGATTGCGTCTGTTAATTTAAATATGTTATTCATTATCTATTTTTTCTATATTGTGCTCTTTCTATTTCTGACTTTTCCTTCTCGAATTCTAAGAAGAGTAAGGCCTCTAAATGATTTAGTTCTGTGACTGATTTAAACTTTGTTGCATCGCCTCCGCATAAAGCATAGAGAGAGTTAAACCATCCGTACTTTTTTGAGAATTGAGCTTCTCGAGAATAGTCCTCGTCTCCTGCGCCTTCTCCTGTGAATAGTCCTTTAAATCCATTTGTAACTCTTTCACGATATTGTAAAAAAAAACAATGGCTGCTGAAATAACTCCTAAGGGCGCACTCTTCATTAGGTGGTGCATATCTGTAGAGGCCTCATAGCCGTCTATAGTGTATAGCTCCCCGAACTCCTTAACAACAGGTCTAAACATTACAGCCGCTGCCTTATGAAAGCTCTTACTGTCTGCAAGGCCCTCTTCTAAGTCAATGAACTCTCCTAGAGATATAGCTTGTAAATCAGGTATAAAACCGTATTTAACGCCTTCTAGCTCGAATCTATTAGTAAAGGGTATGTTACCATTCAAAACCTCTATAACCTCGTTAGAAATGCTCTCAGCATCCTTTAGGCGCATCTTAGAGACTTTAGCTATGTCTACTCCACAGAATATCTCTATAGTCTTAAACATAAAGAATTCCTTGTCTTGCTCTTCTGTATTAATCTTAGCAAATCTTTGGTATTGCTCTAACGTAATATCATTAATATGTGTAGGTACTGAAATCTTCATAAGGTCTCTTTATTTAAAAACATTTGAGCATAAAAAAAGGCATCACAATCAAGTGACACCCTTTAAACAAAAACAAAACAAATTATTTCTTTAAGGCCTCTGACCTATCGCAGATATGCTGCCATATATGGTCAACTAACTCTTCATCCGTTAGCCCTTCCGTCTCTCTGAATATAGTAAACATATCGGTAAGAGCGTGTAAGTACCCTTCTGTATGCTTATTTACATTTGAAGCCATCTCACGGGCTTTGTATAGTTTTTCTAAGTTGTTTGTGTTATTCATAGTTTAGGTTTTTAGTAGTTATCTGTTTTAACCGCCTCATAAAGCCAATGTATAATATTACCGTTTAAGGCGTCTTTTCCGTGTATTTTTTTTAAGTTAGCTACTTTAGCATAAGCTAGGTAGTACGTGTCAAGGTTATTGTTGCTTTTTAGTTTTATGAGAGCTGAGATACTAAATTCTAACTCTCTTACCGCTATTTTTAATTCGTTCATAGTTTTTATTTTAAAGTT